TTAAAAGATATTGAGATTCCTGAGCACGAATATCATAGAGATGACCCATGCCGCATCGACAATATATGAAATTATCGTCAGAACTTTCGATGACTTAGCACCGACCGCGATACCTACGACTCGGAGCACGAAGAACAATATTATCGCCACGGCACTCGCTATCAAAAATCCGAGCATCACCGACGCGCTGACAAAATTCGGTTTTGCGGCGTTGATTATCTGAACAATAAAAAATGCGACTGCGCCGACTATGTCAACAATAGCGGATATATTTGTTATTTTTGGCAGAACTTTGTTTTTCATATTTACGAGACCCGAAGTCTCCCTCACTCCTTTGAATCGGTTACGGGAAAATTCTATCACATAAATGCGATTTAATCAACAGCGGACAGAAAAAAGCGGCGAAATTTACCGCCGCGCATGATTAGCATACATTAATTATATTTAACTATATTCGCCTGTATCGGCTCTCCCCTGCCGAACGAGGCGGCATTTTCAAACGTGGTCTCGCTTATCGACTCAAGCGCCTCGCGGGTCAGAAAGCCCTGGTGCGAGGTGATTATAACATTCGGGAACGACAGAAGGCGCGCCGTGACGGAGGTTTCGAGAATATCGTCCTCGCGGTTTTCAAAAACGTTGTGTGTCTCCTCCTCATACACATCGAGCCCGACGCCCATAAATTTATGCTGTCTTATACCTTTTATAAGATCGGGCGTGCTTATCAGCGCGCCGCGCGAAGTGTTGACGAGGATAACACCGTCCTTCATCCGCTCTATTGCGTCGATATTTATCATATGATAGGTCTCCTCGGTCAGCGGGCAATGGAGGGATATCAGATCGCTTTCGCCGAGAAGTTCATCGAGTTCGACATATCGAACGAAGTCGAGCGAGGGGTTTCGATACTTATCATAGGCGATAACATTCATCCCGAGTCCGCGGCAGGCGCGCGCAAACGACGCGCCTATCTTTCCCGTGCCGACAACTCCTGCCGTCTTTCCGCAGAAGTTGACCCCGGTCAGTCCCATGAGGCTGAAATTGTTCTCGCGCACTTTTATATACGCCTTGTGTATATGGCGGTTGACAGCGAACGCGAGCGCGAGGGCGTGCTCGGCTATTGCCTCGGGCGAATACCCCGGCACGCGCATAACGGAGATACCGTGCTCCTGCGCCGCCGGAAGATCGACATTGTTATACCCGGCGCAGCGCATGAGAATGAGCCTGACCCCGTTCTCGGCGAGGATATCCACGACCCGCCTGCCGACATCGGACGCGACGAACAGGCACACGGCGTCATAGCCTTTCGAGAGCGGCGCGGTGCGATAGGAGATATCCGTCTTGAGATAGTCTATTTCAATGTCGGAATATTTGCCTGCAAGCTTTTCGAACGTCTCGCGGTCATACGGCTTTGTATCATAAAAAAGTATCTTCATAGAATGCGCCTCCGGCAGTTTTCTCTGAATAGTATCTGCCGGGCGGGAATGAATATTCGGGTTAAATAAGCACAATTTATCATAAAGAGTGAAAACAATGGGAAGAAAATACAAAAAAGGCTTGACTTTTTCGAGCAAATATTATATGATAATCAAGCTGATTTGCGGATACAGCTTCCGCACAGTGAAAAGGATATGATCCATTAGCTCAGTCGGTAGAGCACTTGACTTTTAATCAAGGTGTCCGGAGTTCGAATCTCCGATGGATCACCAAAATAAAAATCTCGAAACCGTTGATATATAACAGTTTCGGGATTTTTATTTTGTTCAGGGGCAGAGTTCTGTATTTTTCTTATGCGTCCTCAAAATAGCTGATTTTTCAACGGTTGGGAACAAATTGTGAACACTTTTTTCTTGTAATTATAAAGAATCGTGCTATAATGCAATAAAGAGCCTCCAGCTCTATATCCTATTTCACGCGGCAGTCTCGCTCCGGCGGGGCTGCTGTTTTATATTTTGCCGACGTCGGCAAAATGTTATGTGTCCACTTTTTTGGCTTGACTATATAGTTATATGTTGCTAAAATCAAAAAGAAAAAACTTTCAAATTTTTAAAAAAAAGTTTGAAAAAAGTGTTGACATACTCGGCATAGTATGATATAATTGAGACAATGAATGAGGCAAGAACCTCAAAAAGAAAGGATAATGAAAAATGGGAAAGTACATCGAAGTTATAAGCACAGGCGAATGGGTCAACGGCAGCGGCTGGTCTTACGACGACAGCACGGTCGACGTAAATGAAGTTGACACTCCTAATCTTGATACCAACGACATTGACTGGTATGAGACAACCGGAATCAGCGCAATGGATCTTGAAGATATTCAAGAAAAGGCTGATGCCGACTCGAAAGACATCCGCTGGAAAATCGCAATCTACGACGCCGCCGAATACAACGACCCGGACGGCAACCCGGAAGAACTCGCAAGCGTAGAAAAGTGGGAGTCCGAAATAGCCAGCGAATACCTCGAAATGTACGCAGAGTGACGCGCCTTCGGGCGCGGTAATGCGGGCGATGTTTAAAGCATCGACGGTCACAACCCCGTGAAAAAAGAAAGGAAGAATTTAAAATGAAACCATTGGAAGAAAGAGTTATCAACATCGGAGAAATAGACGCCCACACAGATTCGGGATATCGAACCGCTCCCGCAAAAGTCGTTGATTGTTACATCAGCATAATAATGGACGGTACGCGAGTTTCTGTTACCCCCGAAAATCTTTTTATTGATATGCTTAACACATATCGCAAAGCAACTGTAAAAATGCCCGAGCATTGGCTTGACAACAGCGGAAGTGTCGAGGCTATAGAGCAGCGTCTTAATTATATAAGAATTAACGTTACCCAAAAGCTGCTTGACAACGGAACGCTCATCCGCCGTGGAAACAAATTTTCCTGGGCATAAAAGTAGGAAGTGGAGATAGAAAAGTATGGAAGAAGCACCAAAGCGCAAGACGCATACTTCGACGGCGGTCAAACGCCGTTATAACGACAAGACATACACTATGGTGCGCGCCAGCTTGCCGAAAGACTTAGTCGCACGATTCAAGGAAAAATGCGAAGCCGACGGCATACCGCAGGCGCAGGTCATCAAAAAAGCAATCGTCGACTTTTTGGGCGACAAGACGTAACAACAATGCGATAAAAAGCAGTCTCTTTCGCGAGGCTGCTTTTTTTAAATATTTTTCAAAAACTTTTGAAAAAAGTGTTGACATACTCGGCATAGTATGCTATAATATAGACAATGAAAGAGCAGAAAGCTCTGAAAGAAAGGATAAAAGAAAATGAAAATCATCAACACCAACACCAACGAAACCGTCTACGAGATCATCACCAACCGCAGCTTTACACTTGACGAAGCCATCGCTTTCGCGGGCGAGTACAGCAACGACGCAGCCATCAACGGCGAGCCGGAAGTCACAATCGACGACAAACAGTACTACTACGACGAGCTCGCGCTTGTCGACTAATCCAAAAACAAAAAAGCCGGGCAAGGGATTTCTCCCCTGCCCGGCTTTTTTTAGTCCTAAGTTAGTTGCAAGTTGGTTTCAAAACGCACGCAAAACACACGCAAAACGCACACAAAACGCACGCAAGTTACCAGCAAGTTACCAGCAAGTTAAATCATGCCGAGAAGCTTGAGCACCGCCACGATGATGCCCGCACCGTAAAGCCCGAGCATATTAAGCAGATTAAAAATGATAGCTGTTATCATCACTCCGCCTCCTCGTCCGTGCCCGGGTCTTCAATCGCCGAGCCCTGCTCGTGCAGATACTTGTCCGCAGTCTGTGCCGCCTCAGTAAAGCTGTTATTTTTCCAATATGCAGAGATTCCGACGAGCACCGAGAACACGACGCTGACGATTGTGTACAGCTCATTGTAGTCCGCAGGAATCGGAGCTTTTCCGGCAGCGGAAAGCGCCATGTTGACGAGCGAGATAATCAGCAGGATGCCGCGCACCCATGTGCCGACCTTGACGTTGCCGATGTTTGCAAGGATGTCTTTGATTTTTGCCATTTTGATAGCCTCCTAAAATATGTTGTCTATGCCCTGCGCAGCGAGAAAATCCCGCTGTTCGTGCTTTATTTTTGCGGCATAGTTAAGTGCCGCGTGCATATCGCCGTTGCAGTGCGCGTCCGGTATGCGTTGTACGGCGCGGGCGGTCGCTTCGCTGACGGCAAGCGCGGCGTTTGTACTCGCGAGTAAGTTCTTTTCAAAAACTTTTCGCGAGTTCTCCTGCTTTGTGCGCTCCGCTTCAAGCTTCGCTTCTTCCGCTTCGCGGGCTTTTTCGCGTTTTGCGTCTTCTTCTGCACGGGCAGTTTCGCGTTTTACGATACTGCGCTCCAAAAGCCACACAAAAAAGCCGACAATGGCGACGGTCACCGCAGACGGTATTCCGCATATCGCGGCGAGTTCTCCTACGGTCATCCGACTACCTCCAAATTTTTGACGGCAACCCAGCTTGCAATGTCCGTCAAAAGTGCTTCACGGACTTTGTTGTTTGTCTGTATTTTGCCGACGGTGTGAGTCCTTGTCAGCTGAGCGTTTGGCACTATCGAGCCTCGTGCCGCCGTGAGTCCGCCGTAGGTCGCACCGGGCTTTATTTTGACCTTGCTGCCGACAGCGACGGTCTTTGCAGACGGCTGCAAAACAGTAAGGTCGGCGGTATAGACCCAGCTGTTTATCTCCTTGAGCAGTGCCTTTTCGCCGTTGACTGATTTGACCGTGTGCTTTTTAAGCTTGACCCACATCGGTATTCTCTGCCCGGTGGCGTACCTGTTGCCCTTTATCTTGACAATATTCCCCGCTTTAACGGTTGTAGGCTTGCCCTCGCTCGGTTTGACTGCCGGAGCGGACTTTTTCTTTATGCCGTAAAAATTGGCAATGGCAGATACGATAGCCTCTGCGCACTGTCTCTGTCCTGCGGCGGCCTCAACATGTTTTCTGTCGCTCGCGGTGTCAATAAATACGGTCTCTATAAGCAGAGATTCGCATTTACAAGAGCGGACAAAACCGAAATAGTCCGTGCCGTTTGACGGATTGATTTTGACCTTCGCGCCTCTGTTGCGAATGCCGAAGGTATTAGCAATGCTCTTGCTGATTGCCGCCGCGAGTTTCTTACCCGTCGAGCTCTTGTGCTTATAATAGACCTCCGAGCCTGTGCCGCCTGCGGCGTTAAGGTGGATTTCGATTGCCAGGTCATAGCCGTGCTTGTTGACGTGTGCTATGCGCTCGGTGAGATAGAGCGTTGCGTCATAGTTGATAACATCAGCTGTGCAGGCGTAGCCTTTAAAAATCTCGCCGATGTACCTGCCGATCTCGCGCCCAATTTTGAACTCCTGATAGTTTCCGCCGAGGGCGCCGCTGTCATAGCCGCCCTTCGCTGATTTTCCGTGACCGATTGATATGCAGATATTCATTTACTCTGCCTCCTCAAAATATATTCCGACGAGCTGCGACGGTACATAGTGCAGTATAGTGCCTTGACCGTTGCTGTCGTCGCGTATGCATCTGTAAATTTTGCCGCCGTCGGCATAATATAGGTCTTTATAGTACCTCATACCCTCAGCGGCGGTTATCGGATTTTCAAGCGTGCCGTCCTCGCCGACCGTGATAGGCTCCCAGTGTGCAGCCGTATTTTCCGGCAACCATGTCGGATTTGCCGTTATGGCTTTGTAGCAGCGATAGAGCCCGCTCGGTCTGCGGACTATACTGCCGACGGTATAATCGACATACCCGCTCCACAGCGGATAAAGCTCGGCATACTCCAAAGCTTCCGCGTCCGTCGTGACCTTTGTCAAAACGCCGTCTATCTTGTCGCGATAAGCCTTTGCTTCTGCTCGCGTCATGCGTCTGCACCTCCTATGATTATTTCAAGTGCTTCGGAATCGGATATCGGATCATCGTCCGACTGCTGGACTTCCGTCCATGTCTGCGTGATTTCCGTCTCTGTCTCCGCCCATGAGTCGATATAACTTTTTCCGTCAGACGGATATTCCGTTAAAATTATCGGCTTGTAGCCGTAGTGCAAAAGCAAATTGGGGTCAGTAGTAAAAACATCGCCATTTTCTGTTTTTATCGGTCTCGGCGCACCGTGCAGAGCACCGCCGACCAGTTTTCCGTATATCATATTTTCACCCCCATGTGAAGC